ATTCGCTTCGAAATACCACAGGAGCAACCGACGCAGCGATCGCTTCAACAGAAGCATGGATTGACCAGATCCAGCGCACATTCGGAGAAGTTGATGACAATCTTCGCCCGGCGCTAGCAAAACTCGCCTCAGTAACCGGCAGCGTTACAGATGCCCAAGCACTTCTCGGCTTGGCCCTTGATGTTTCAGCAGGCGGCAGCGTTGACCTTGACGCAGCGACAAACGCGGTAACAAAAGCGCTGCAAGGAAACTACAAGGCGCTCAAGAATCTCGGCGTGCCAATTACGGATGCGATGGTTAAATCCAAAGACCTCAACGCCGTTCTTGCGCTTACCGCAAAGACATTCGGTGGAGCAGCAGCAACCAGAGCAAACACCTTTGAATTTAGAATGAAGCGCTTGGCGATCGCATTTGACGAAGCGAAAGAAACACTAGGCACAGCGCTGATGCCGGTGCTTGAAGAATTATTCACAGTCATGGTGACGAAAGTTATCCCTGCGATACAAACATTCCTCGCTGAAAATGGAAATAAACTCGTTGCCGTTATGACCCAGGCAATCAAAGCCATTGTCGGCTTCGGATTTGCAATCTTCAAAGTCTTTGCATTTGTAGCAAAGCATAAGGAAGTCTTCGTAACACTTGGCGCGATATTTGCCGCAACATTTGTAGCAAGCAAAGTGATCGCATTCGTTACAGCCATACAAGGACTGGTAAAGGCTTATCAGGCGATCAGAGCAGCAGCGATTGGAGCAGCGGCGGCACAGGCAGCAGCCACCGGCGGAATTTCAGTAGCAGCAGCCGTCGCAGGCGTTGCCGCATTTACAGCCACACTCGGCGGCCTTTATCTTGTAACCAAGAAGGCCAATAGCGAGATGACAAAGCTCGAAGGATCCGGTGAAGATTTAGAATTCTCATTCGACGGATTGAACGGAACGACCGATGACTTCCTCTCAAGTCTCAAAGGCCTCAACGTTAATCTTGGCACAGCAGGAAAGAACACAAAGGCGCTCACAGCAGCAGACCTCAAACTTATTCAGACACAGAAGGCGCTTGCAGCGCTGGCAAAATTCAAAATCAAACCAACAAACGAAACAGATCCGATCCAACTTGAAGCAGCACGCCTAAACCTTGTAAAGCAAGCGAACATCCAGGAAGCAGCACGCGTCACAGCAATTCTGGCAAACCTTGAAGCGCAACTGAAGGCAAACGATGCAATCAAGCGATACACAGACTTGCTCGGCGTTGTTGCAGATTCAAAGATTTCAGCAGAAGAAGTAATCGTCCTATCGCAGAAGTGGGGCATAAGCAAAGAAGCGGTGGTTGCATACACCAGCGCAATCTTCGCAGTCAATGATGGAAAGATTACGACAAAGGAAGTCGACGCACTAGCAGCGCAATGGGGCGTCACAAAGGCACAGGCACAGACTTATCTCGACTTCTTCGCAGCGCTAAATGACGGCAAACTTTCAGATGAAGAGATCAATAACCTCGCGATCAAGTGGGGAATGACAAATAAGCAAGTAGCAGATTACGCAAAGAAAATATCAGAAGGCGTCAGCCCCTCCGACCTTTGGCCTACACCCGGCAACCAGGCAGCACAATCATGGAAAGACGCGCTTGCAGCTCTTAACGCCTACGTTGCAGCTTCAGGAGCGAAGATCGCAGCGCCGGCGACACCAGCACCAGTAGCAGGAACGCCACTACCACCAGGATTCAAGCCATACATAACACCATCTCCAACTGCGAAACAGCCGGGAGATCCAGGCTTTATCGGGCCAGTTATTCCAAAGGCAGCGACACCAGTGCCAGTGCCAGTGCCATCGGTGGGCGGCAGCAACTTCACCACCCAGGGCTTAATTAACAAACTCAACCGCATGCCAGCATTGGCAGATGGCGGCATTGTTAACAGCCCCACAGCTGCGCTGATCGGCGAAGCAGGGCCAGAGGCCGTCATTCCACTCAACCGCATGGGATCGATGGGCGGAACCGTCAACATCGTTGTAAACGGCAGCGTTACCAGCGAAGGCGACCTCGTCAACGCAATCCGCAATGCCATTCTCCAGGGCCAAAATAACGGCCAGGCGATCACAAAGACAGCGATCCAACTCTGATGGCAGGCATTCCACAGCTCGGAGCCACAATCGACTTCGTGAACGGCCCGGCATTTATCGCGACAGCATTCACACTAGATGACGCCGTCAAGGGCATACTCGGAACAGGCCAGCTCGCAGAAGCCGATGACTCGGTCGATATCACATCTATCATCCTGCGATCATCAATCCGAAGAGGACGCAACCGAATCCTGAATAAATTCGAAGCAGGAACGGCCGTCGTTGAGATCAAGGACGACAACGGCGACTGGAACCCAGCCAATACAGCAGGCCCCTATTACGGCAAGCTGATACCGCTGCGCAAAATTCGAATCTTTGCAGATTACGAAGGAGTGCGCTACTACTTATTTTCAGGCTTTATCACCAGCTACGATACGACGTTCGCGCTTGGAGCCGATGAAGTTTCCAGAGTGATCCTCAATTGCGTCGACGGCTTCCGCCTTCTCAATAACGCAGCAATCACTTCAGTACCAGATACAGGCGCAGGACAACTCAGCGGAACACGCATCAATAAACTGCTCGACGTTGTCGACTGGCCAGCATCACAAAGAGATATCAACGCCGGCGATAGCACAATGCAAGCCGATCCAGGAACAGCAGATCGCACCGTCCTCGAAGCAATTCAGACGGTAGAAAATAGCGAATTCGGTGGCTTCTTTCTGGACGCAGAAGGAAATGCAACCTTCTACTCCAGAACCACAGTCAGCCAGTACGCAGACTCGACACCGACAGTTTTCAGCGACGACGGCACAGGAATCGGATACGCCCAGATTGACCTGGCCTTTGACGACACCTTGATCGTGAACGATGTATCAGTTCAAAGACTGAACGGAACCAACCAGACCGTCACCGATCAGACATCAATAGATAACTACTTCAAACATTCAGGAGCCAGAACCGGCATCCTGGTGCAATCAGATACAGAATCACTAGACCAGGCAACGATGATCTTGCAATCACGCAAGAACGCAACGCTTCGCATTGATTCGATGACGCTCAACCTGGTCGACGACGGACAAGTCGCTCGTAATATCGCAGGCATTGACCTGGAGATATTCGACCTGGTCAACGTCACAAAATCGATGCCAGGATCGACATCAATCACCAGCGAATTATTCGTGCAAGGACTGCAACACGACATAACAAGGACAACATTCACCACTAAGATACTGACGAGCGAACCGATCATCCAGGCGTTTATTCTCGATAGTACATCGCAAGGAATTCTGGGCGTCGCAGGCGTTCTCAGTTACTAACAAGGAGAAATCATGGCAGGAGCAGGATACAAACTATTCGCAACAGGCGACGTTTTGACGGCAGCGCAAGTCAACACTTTTCTGATGCAGCAGACGGTGATGGTATTTGCATCTTCAGCAGCTCGAACCGCAGCCCTAAGCGGAGTATTGGCAGAGGGCATGGTCTCATATCTCCAGGACACAAACAGCCTTGAAGTTTATGACGGATCCGCCTGGGTTGGAGCAACCGGCGATATCACAGCTCTGACAGCAGGAACAGGAATCAGCATCTCGAGCGCAACCGGGCCGATTCCAACCGTTGCGATCGACACAGCCGTCACAGCCGATCTGACCACAGCGCAGACTTTAACCAACAAGACGCTGACGACCCCGATCATTGCCACGATCAGCAATACCGGCACTCTGACCCTTCCCACTTCGACCGACACGATCGTAGGAAGAGCGACCACAGACACCCTGACGAATAAGACCCTTCTCAGCCCAGAAGAGCGCACCACAGTATCGGCCACAGCAGCCACAGGAACAATCAACTTCGACGCAGTAACCCAGGGCGTCCTTTATTACACCAGCAACGCGAGCGCCAACTGGACGCTCAATATTCGGGGCAATTCAGGAACCACACTCAGCTCTATGTTGGCCGTAGGAGATGCGATCACAGTAACGCACCTCGTCACCCAGGGCAGCACCGCCTACTACAATAGCGCGGTGCAGATCGACGGATCAGCCGTAACACCGAAGTACCAGGGTGGAACAGCATTCGCCGCCGGCAACGCCTCCAGCATTGACGCCTACGTTTATACGGTCGTCAAGACTGCGGCGACGCCGACCTACACCGTATTCGCAAGCCAGACGAAATTTGCATAAGAGGAATTCATGTCACCGATACTAGGAGCAAGGGGCGGCCTTTCAGCTTCGGCCTACGGATTATTCGCGCCATCTTTGGCTTTGAATTCTTATGAGTCAATCTCGACTGTCACAGTCGGATCGGGCGGCCAGTCTTCAATTGACTTTACCTTAATCCCTTCTACATATAAACACTTACAGATACGCGTATTATGTCGATCAGAAACCGCTTTTACTAATGACGGTATTTTAATGCGAGTAGGCACCGGCGGTACTTTAGATACTACTAGCACTTTATGGGGTCATTTCTTGAAAGGTGACGGTGCAAGCGCTACGGCAGGATCTCGCTCATCTACAAATATAGAAATGATCCAATCTTCAGGCGCTACAAGTACGGCAGGGGTATTCGGCGTAGCGGTAATAGATTTATTAGATTATCAAAATACAAATAAAAATAAAACTTTTCGATCTCTTACCGGAGTCGATCAGAACGGATCTACTGGGGAAATTAGGTTGATGTCTGGCAGTTATGGCGCTAATACAAATGCTATTGACACTATAAGATTTTACTCCGCTTTTGCCAATATCTCTCGGTACTCATCATTCGCACTCTATGGAATTAAGGGGTAAAAGATGCCAGCAACTTACGAACCCATAGCAACTCAGACACTTGGCAGCAATGCAACAAACGTCACGTTTTCTAGCATTCCTGGCACATACACCGACTTACGATTTGTAATGAGTCCTGCTTCATCAAGTGGAACTAACGGTATCCGTATGCGAGTTGGAAATAGCACTTTAGATACTGGCTCTAATTATTCTGGCACGTATCTGGACGGCAACGGTAGCACTGCTGCATCTTTTAGAGATACTTCAAACACACAATTTCAACTGTCATATCGTTTAGCCATAGATACAACGTTAGTGCAGAATTACACGATAGATTTTCTAAACTATTCAAATACAACTACATATAAAACAATGCTTGTCAGATATAATAGCGCTGCAGCTGCAGCAGGTACTGCTGTTTTATTATGGAGAAGCACATTGGCAATTACTACATTCAGTTTTAATATTAATAGCTTTGGTTCATCCACTGGTGATTTTATTACAGGTTCAACCTTCACCCTATACGGAATAAAATCAACCTGATGAATACAATTAGAAAGGCGGCCTAATGCCTACATATACTCAAATCGGATCAGCCGTCGTCGTTGGAAGCGGTGGTCAGGCTTCGATTTCTTTCACCGCCATACCTGCAACATTTACCGATTTAATTCTAAAAATATCAGCGAGAACACTCTCTGCCGGAAGCGATAACTTTGATGGTCTTGAAATGAAATTCAATAGTTCCACAACTGGATACACACGCCGCCTTTTATATGCATATAACGGTTCACCTGGTAGTACAACTTCTACTGATAGCCGTTGGAGTTTCGGCAATTCCAATACATCAACTGGATCTACTTTTTCAAATACAGAGATTTATATTCCTAATTATAGTGCAACCCAAAACAAAAGCGTATCGACAGAAAGCGCACTAGAAAACAATTCTGCAAGTGTTTTTTCAATATTTGTAGGTGCCGGACTTTCCACAAATACGGCTGCAATAACCAGCATCACAATAACACCAGAGAGCGCAACAAACTTCGTCCAACATTCAACCGCCTATCTATATGGAGTATCAAATGCCTAAACCAACACGAATCGAAGTCAACTGCACCACCGGCGAAGTCTTGGAGATCGAGCTGACGGATGCAGAGATCGCCCAGATGGAGATAGACCGCGCAGCATTGGCAGCTCGCAAGGCCGAAGAAGAAGCCGAAGCACAGGCGAAGGCAGAAGCCAAAGCCTCAGCCCAGGCCAAACTTGCAGCTCTTGGCCTGACAGAAGACGAGATCGCCGCCCTATAAATGGGATACCAAGAAGGCGATTGCACTCGGGAACCAACCCGGACGATTGACGACGCCGTCGACGAAGTAGAAGCATCGGGGATCCAGAAGAAACCAGGAGAGATCAATGGGAATCAGTACCCGGCAAGTCACCGTAACCACAGCAGCAACGGCCCTCGTTGACGCGACGGCAGAAGCCGAAATGGTCTATTTGCACAGCGTAAGCGGAACTTGCTTCTTAGGAAACAGCGACGTCACCACCAGCACCGGATACCGCATGGATAACGGCGACAAGCTCACGATCGAGAACAAGGCAAACGGAATCTGGGCAATTACCAGCTCGGGAACCGTCACGATGCAAGTGATGGCGATCGGTAAATGACCGCGCAGGATTACGCAGCCCTGACGGTTTCACTTCTTACGATCGGCGGAGCGTTTATCGCGATGACCAGATGGCTCGTCAAGCATTACCTTGCAGAATTGAAACCAAATGGGGGCAGCTCAGTCAGCGACAGAATTTCGAGAGTGGAAACCAGAGTAGATGAAATTTATAGCCTGCTTCTTAACGACAGCGCTCGTCGCAAGCCTTAGCGGATGCGGATACCAGGGATGGGTTCGATATCCATGCCAGCAATATGAGAATTGGCAGAAACCAGAGTGCCAGCCACCGCAATGTGAAGCGATCGGCCAATGCACGAAAGACCTTCTCCCAGAAGTGGATACCCAGAATGGCTAGGAAGCGTTTCACGCCCGAAGAACTTCACGCACGCCTGATCGTAACGATCGGCGTTATCCTGGCGATTGTTTTCGCCGGATCCGTTTTCAGCCTTCTATACGCCTTGCTTTTCATTACGCAGCCGATGGCGCAGGCCCCAAACGATGCCGCATTTATCGATCTAGTTTCCACATTGTGCGTCTTTCTGACCGGCACGCTTGCAGGAATACTGAGTGCCAATGGGCTAAAATCTAAACCGAAGCAGCAGCAAGAAGGGGAAGCCAGTGAACCAACTCAATAAGTTTCTCGAAGTAGCGCAAGCAGAACTGGGCTACATCGAAGGGCCAGCAGATAACGAAACAAAATACCAGAAGCCAAAGCAAGCCTGGTGCGGAGCATTCGTAAACTGGTGCGCAAAGCAAGCCGGAATCAAGATCCCAAACTGCACATACACGCCAGCAGGAGCAACAGCATTCATGGACAAGAACGCCTGGACACTTGCAGAGCAAGCAGAACCACAGCCAGGAGATATCGTCTTCTTTGACTTTCCCGGCGACGCGCTCGATCGCATTTCACACGTTGGAATCGTGATCAGCAATAACGGCAACGGCACAGTAACCACAGTAGAAGGCAACACCAGCCCGGACAAGAAGGGCGACCAGCGCAACGGCGGCGAAGTCTGCAAGAAGATACGCGCATACAAGAAGAAGAATCGCGGCAAGGTTCAACCATCTCTGCCAGTATTTATCGTAGGATTTGGACGCCCTAAATTTAAGGAGATCGCAAATGGATAAGAAGCAGCTCGAAGCAATTGCAATGACCTACCTGCGAGCAGGAGCAGCAGCAGTCGCAGCACTTTATATGGCAGATCCGAACCGCCCACTCAAGGAATACCTTGCAGCAGGAATCGCAGCAGTCGCTGGCCCACTCTTAAAGGCCATCGATCCAAGAGCAACCGAATTCGGACGCGGAGCAAAGTAGTCGATGAATCGGGGGGATATTCTTCAAGAAGCAGCTCGACTCACAGCCAAAGACCGCCAGCAAACATATGGCGATCCAAAGACCAACCATTCCAGAATCGCAGATTTATGGACGACATATCTGGAGCACGAAATAACCCCACAGCAAGTGGCGATATGCATGGCGCTAGTTAAAGTCGCACGCTTGATGGAAACAGAAACCCTGGACTCATTCGTAGATTTAGCGGCATACGCCAGCATCGCCGGCGAGATTGCGACAGACAAATGAACGAAATGATTATCCTCGTACCAACTAGAGGACGCCCACGCAACGCAGTCGAACTATTGGCAGAGCACGATCGACTTTCCACGCATTCAGACATTCTCTTCGTTATTGACGCAAACGACCCAGAGCACGATGCCTACGAATACGAAGTAGGCGCAGACAAGTGCATGACAATCGAGAACGAAACCCGGGGCATGGCTTACCCAATTAACAAGGCAGCGAGCGCGATCGCAAAGAAGGGCGAATATAAATACTTCGCCTTCCTCGGCGATGACCACCGCCCACGCACAGCCGGGTGGGATGAACTTCTTATCCAGGCGATGCAGAAGCGGCCGTCAATGGCCTACGGCAACGACTTGCTGCAAGGGGAACGACTTCCAACCATGATCGCGATGACCAGCGACATCGTCAAAGCCCTTGACGGAATGGTTCCGCCAAAGATGAAGCATTTATACCTTGATAATTTCTGGAAGAAACTAGGCGAAGATTTAGGAGCACTGACTTATCTCGATCACGTTATCGTTGAGCACATGCACCCGATAGCAGGCAAAGCGGAATGGGATGAGGGATACAAGGAAGTCAACGCGACAGAAATATATTCATTCGACGCGCTCGCTTTCCAGAACTACATTCAGAGCGAAGCCTACGAATTGCTAAAGCGCAAACTAAGGCCATGAAGCAGCTCATCGCGTACTCTTTATACGGCAGCGAAGAGCGATACACGATCGGCGCGATCAAGAACGCAATTCTGGCGACCAGGCACTTCAAAGGATTCACCCTGCGCTTCTACACCGGGGCCTCGGTTCCAGAATCCATCAAACAAACCCTTCGCCTATTTCCCCACGTGCAGCTCGTAGACCAGCCAGGGCCAGAAGACCACACAGCCAAACTCTGGCGATTTCAGGCTTTGACCGATCAGGAATTCGACATCGTTCTCAGCCGCGATGCAGACGCTAGGCTGACGCACCGGGAACGGATCGCACACGAAGAGTTTCTGGCAAGCGGCCTAGATTTCCACGTTATGA